TCTTCCTTGGTCCCCACTGCATTGATTTGTTCCATCATTGTTGCATAGATCGGAGCCATGCTTACAAGCTTTTGTTCTAGTGCTGTTACTTCAGCCAAAATGTTTTTGGCATGCTCCTGTATAGCCTTCCATTTCTGAACATCTATAAGCCCAGGGTCATCTACCTCCCATAGCTTATGATCAGAAAATACAATGATGTTTTTCATTCCTTGAATAGATTGATCTATAGACAACCCAAGCGTTCTTGATCGACGTGTATGTTCAAATCGTTTCTGTCGAAAATTATCCATTACCATGGTGTTGGTCCTTTCGTCATATTGCGTTTGATCATTTCTTTATACACTCGCAATAATGCTTGTGTATCCGCTTTGGCCGAGTGTGCTGCTTCAAATCTTTGCCCGAACAATTCCTCATGTATATCAGATAGAGACATTCGATGGCCTTTGATCTTTTGTATCTCCTCAACAGTGCAGATGTTTCCTACAGGCCATGGAAAGTTTGTTACTTTGTTGATGCGTTCTAGTTCATATGTTAACATTCGCTTGTCGAATTGAAGATTGTGTCCCACCATATACATGGAACTAATGAACATACTTGCGAGCCTCTTATACACTCCAGCAAATGGCTTCTGGCCCGCAACACGCTCATTTGTTATGCCATGTATATCAATCACATTCTGTGGTATAGATATTGGTGGCTTTACAAGAGTGTGATACTCATCTAATGGTTCTAGGTTCATATCAGTTATGAGTAGGTATATCTCCACTATGTAGGGTTGATTGACTAGATCGGCAGCCTCGACGGCCAGGAGAGATGTTGTTTCTGTATCAAGGAATATGACTGACATTACTTGTCCAATCCATCTAATTCTTTCATCATCATTGCATACACAGACAAGTCTGTTAGACTATCATCATGGCCGTTATCCCAATTGACGGAATAGCGAACAATTTTGTTTATGATATGATTGAATACACAGAACCTGTTGTAGTCTTTCTCTGTTGCTAGACTGATACCTTCAGGAAACAAGAGCAAGAATATAGCTCCTACATTTTGATAGGCATCGCCATACATCTCATTCTTTTGACGGAATGTTTCTGCAGCCGCTGCTAGCATTTGTGGAACACTCATTGGCTTTTTCATCAGAATGTCTTTCCTCCTGGCGCTTGACGTGCTTCAAGTTTATGATCGACCCTGACTTGATTGTAGTGAAATTTCTCAGCAAATGCTTCGCCTATTGGCAGATGTAGACCGCCGGCCAAATCAAGTATTCGTATCAATGCATCTGCTAGCTCTACTGTGATTGACTTGTGATGATCTAGATGCTCATCTTGCTTTGATTTGCGATAGCCTTCCATTGCTTCGCTAATCTCGCTGTGTATAAGACACAAACATTCTGGAATGTTACGTTCCTTATCCCACCAGTGATTTGCTCGTGATGCTCCATGACATTGCCTGCTGAGCAAGTTGATAGCATCTATCATTCTCGCATATGTATCTTGAGCGATATAGAAACCATTTGTATTTGTCGCGTCGATGTTCATTGTATTACTCCTGGCGCAATATGTCAAGATACTTCATAGCAGCCCACGCTCTAGTCTCATGCTGTGGCTTACCAGTTGCCATCATTTCGTCACGCAATTGTTGATGTAGATATTGTCCTAGTTCTTGATGTGCTACACTATTCCTGGGCATGATAAACATCATTGACCAAGGCCATTCAAGTAATACTGCCTCAACCATTTGCTTCAATACTTCAGCGTATTCATCTTGCACTCGTGGGCTTGACCGTTTCTTTACAAGATCAGAGAAGGCTCGCAAGTTGATCTTCATACAAATGTTGGTGAGTATATCTGTGGGCAATACTCCACGAGCATCTTCAGGTTTGGCTCCTAGTTCAACTAGAGTTTTATATGTATTGCTAATCGTATGCATCGTAACATCATATAGGTCTTGAATCTGCGCATTATCTTTTATTGATGGCCCTCTGTGATACTCAAAATCACTCATATCAACAACACGCATAGCTTGTTGAGCATAGCTTGCTGTTCTTGTGCGAACAAGTTGGTGAGTAAAAGCTCTTGATACTCCCTCAATACAAAAGATCAAGTCAACGAACTCCCAACTGCTAGGAATTGTAGTTGACATATACTTGAGCTCTGCCATCTTGCGCTCTCTTGGCCAGGAGCGTATCTCATTCAATCCTTCTGGCGCCATACGCAACCTAGTGTTCTTAGTGAAGATCAATATTTCGATTGCGTTTGGAGTTGCATGTAGCAATGTTACCTTAGGCATTATATCCTCCCTTGTTTTCCATTAGATCACGAATCAATTTTTGTTTTTCTTCCCAAGGCTTTTCGCATTTCTCACACCATTTTTGTCTACTGCCAGTAGGCTTAAATGTTTCATTACATTTCTCACAATTCTTTGGATTAAAGTTTGATTTTGATCGTTTTGATTTAACTTCATTTTTGGTAATGTTGTTATTCATTACGTCTTTTGCAATAGCATCAGCAGCTGCATCTAAATGACTTATAACTTCACTGAACCCTTCTCTGCGTTTTAGTTCTTCACTTGCTCTTCTGGCATGGTAGTATAGATCAAGATTTATTTTAGGCATCATTCGCTCCTGCTTGTGTGCATTGCTCGATTGTAGTCACTACGTTGATCTATAAATTTCTGTATAACACGTATGTCCTTCAAAACATCATCAAGTAGGATTTGCCGCCAGGTAGCGTATCTACCCAATGAATATATATCATGTTGATCAGTAGCCCATAAAATGAAACGTTGCCGTTCATTTTCCTCAATAGGAACAATCTTGCCATACTCTTGTTCTTTATGGTTAACATGATCGTATGCTATGTCTACACCAAACATAATGGCAATATATTTCTCAATATAGGACTCACCATCATTTGGTTCTAAAGTAAAAGCAAACTCCATAGTCATTCTATTACCAGTAATGCTGACTCTATAAGGTTCATCAAGACCATAAGGAATATACAAAGTTTGATATACATCAACATTTTCAAGTATACAATTAACAGTCCATATCATTTTGGTATCAAATTGAGGCTTATCTGGATAGTCAAGTATGTTCATCAAGATTGGCATAGGGATTGTTGAGATGATCGTTTCTGTTTCCTCTGGCCTTTGAATGACATCTTCAGCAACCGTGTTGTATCTGATATCACTTCTACGTCCAAGTAACGGGATGAGTTTAAATGGTGCGATGTATCTAGTTGACTTCTCAAGATTGACGATAGATCGTTCAATAACCTTTCCGGTTGTTTTGATTGAATAAGCATTGAAGTCTCTGATAGTTGGATGATCAATAATTGTATATCCATCTTCATGCAACACACCCTTGTAGACTGTTACTGGTTTAAATGGAATGCCAACAACATCTCCTACAGCGCCAGTTCTGAAACGTAACAACGCTCCATGATTGTTAGGTAATGAATTTTGTTGTTCTACAATAACAGGATTGTATGTGTGTAGGCAGCGCGCGGCCAGGAGACCTGCGAGACCTGCTCCTATGATTATCATTGATCATCTCCAAACCACTGCCATTGTAGAGCATAGGGCTCAAGCTTATACATATAGCCTTGCCTGTATTTGAAAGGCCAAGGTCTGTTGTATAGCTTTTGATATACTGACTTGAGTATTTGAAGATGTTTGCTGGATAGCCTTACATCATCAAAGTTTTTGTCGGCTCGATCTACATACTCAAGTTCAAATGAATTGAATTGTTTACTGTTACTCTTTACTGTATAAATGAACTCTCTGAACCTTTCGATGTCAACAACATCATCAATCAAGTTGTAGGGAATACGCTGACCGTATTTCTTGACTTGCTCTTCAACTGGGAGTTCAGTCTCTTTTATTTCTGTAACGTTGTTAACCTCTCCTGGCTCATCATTGTATATCTCTTCAACTTGTTCTGCTATCCTAGCTATTGTTCTCTCCATACTCTCCAATTTGCTAAAGACAGCTTGTGCGAATTCAGTATAGTTCATAGGCGTTGACATTTTGTTTACCTTTCATAATTGAATTGGGTGCGGCTATTACACCGCACCCTTCATCATCAGAATGTTACTTTGTCACCTTGTAGGTCATCATCTACTTGCTCACCATAGTCGGCCTGAGTAACACCACCTTCCAGGAAATGTTCTTGCATCGTCTCAGCCTGATTGAATATCTTTTCACCATTGGGCAATGATTCAGTCTTTACATGGAACCCTTTGTCATCAGTATACTTGATGATGCGTGGAGACCACCATGTTCCCTTATTGTTTGTCATACGATCCAAAGTCATTTTGTAGACGTAGTAATAGTATGGCGGAGTAATGATTTGCCCATTGCTCATTTTTGTTCTGGTTTGCGACATCATAGTAGCCAACTGACTTGCTACTCTGTTGCCTGTTCCTTTGAGATTGAAGAAGCTAGGATCAATCTCGCCAGTATTGATGTTCACATCAAAGATCAAGAATGATCTCTGCTTATCTATTGTGTGCCCTTCTCTCGTTACTGGAACAAACTTGTCGCGTTCTGCGGGATCACAGAGTTGTTTCCAACCTTCATCCATTCCCCATATCTTGACTAGACCACCACCTGCTTCCCTAGGCACCCACTCAATCGTTTGACGTGTATGGCCAATAACGATAAACGCCATCCCCTCCTGGCCAGGAGTAAGCTTGCCTGAAGATGTATTGTAAAACATTCCAGCTTTTGCGCCGGCAACGTATTGATTCTCACCCTCTTGAACTTCAGGATTGAGTGGCTGTAAAATCTTCAGTCTAGGTATGACAAGTTCATTGCTCTCAAACTTTGTGTTCTTCTCTGCGAGTTTGATGAGTCTTTCTTCTGCTGGCGTCAAGACCGCAGGAAGGTTCTCACTTGCGCTGTCTTGACGGATTACACGCTTGGCCATTTGTTTCTCCTACTCAATGATTGTCTTAGTGCTGCGGTAGACTGAGAAGATGTCTTCTGGTATTACCATTCCTTCCTCTTCCATTTCACGACCCCACTTGTTGAGTGTTTGATAATGGATACTTTTTTTGATTTCGTGTTCAATTTCATAATCATTCAATATCATTACAATCTCACTGATTTCCTCTTCATTCTTAGGCAATGGAACATCAATATGTTTCTTGACCATACCACCATGGCCATGACTAGTCAGCCACTCATCAACTCGGTCAATATTG